GAAGCTACGCGATTAGGCACAATACAAAGGCTAATTTAAAGGAGGCTTATTATGGCAACATTAGCAGAGATCAGAGCAAAACTGAAAGAACAAGAATCACGCACAGGTGGTTCACAAAGCTCCGGCGGGGACAACGCAATTTTTCCATTCTGGAATATGAAAGAAGGCGAAAGTTCAACTCTTCGTTTCCTTCCTGATGGTGATGAATCAAATACATTTTTCTGGAAAGAACGTTTGATGATCAAACTGCCTTTCGCAGGTGTAAAGGGTGAGACTGACTCTCGTCCAGTACAGGTACAAATTCCTTGTATGGAAATGTATGGTGATAGCTGTGAAATTCTTAATGAAGTTCGTGGCTGGTTTAAGGATCCAAGTCTTGAAGACATGGGTCGTAAGTATTGGAAGAAAAGATCATATATCTTCCAAGGATTTGTAACTGAAAACGCATTAAGCGACGATACAACTCCTGAAAATCCAATTAGACGTTTTATTATTGGTCCACAGATTTTCCAAATTATCAAGCAGGCTCTTATGGATCCTGACATGGAAGAACTGCCAACAGATTATACTGCTGGTGTAGACTTCCGTCTTAATAAAACTACAAAAGGCGGATATGCGGATTACTCAACTTCAAGTTGGGCAAGACGTGAGCGTCCATTAAGTGATGCTGAGATGAAAGCCATTGAAGCAAATGGCTTATTCAAATTGCCAGACTTCCTTCCGAAGAAACCTTCCGAAGTAGAAGTCAAGGTTATGAAGGAAATGTTTGAAGCGAGTGTCGATGGTGAAGCATACGACATGGATCGTTTTGGACAGTATTTCCGTCCAGCTGGCATGTCTGCGAGAACAGGTGATCCTGTTGCTCAAAAGGCGGATACTAGCCCAAAGCAGGCAACGGCTCCAGTAACAGAGACTCCCGTAGCAGAGGCTCCAAAAACTGAGGCGCCGAAAGCTGAAGCAACAGCTCAACCAAGTGGAAAGGCTGAAGATATTCTTTCCATGATCAGAGCAAGGCAACAACAGTAAAAATATATACTTGTGGGGTTAACCCCCCACAAGGCTATTAAGGAGGTATTATGGCAAAGGCATTTGATCCAAGTAAATTCAGAACGGCACTTACAAAAAGCATAACAGGCATGAGTGCTGGTTTTAATGATCCAACAGATTGGATCTCAACAGGAAATTACGCACTAAACTATTTGGTTAGCGGAGATTTCCACAAAGGCGTTCCGCTAGGCAAGGTAACTGTATTCGCAGGTGAATCCGGTTCAGGTAAATCTTATTTTTGTGCTGGTAACATTATTAAGGCGGCACAAGAACAAGGAATCTTCGTTGTTTTGGTAGATTCAGAGAACGCACTAGATCAAGACTGGTTAGAAAGACTTGATGTACAAACTAGCGAAGATAAACTATTGAAACTTAATATGTCAATGATTGATGACGTAGCAAAAACAGTTTCAACATTCATGACAGACTACAAAGCTATGAATGAAGAAGAACGTCCTAAAGTATTATTTGTAATTGATTCTTTAGGTATGTTATTGACTCCAACAGACGTTGATCAGTTCCAAAAAGGTGATATGAAGGGTGATATGGGTAGAAAGCCCAAGGCACTAACGGCACTTGTAAGAAACTGTGTTAACATGTTCGGTAGTCATAATGTAGGATTGGTAGCAACAAATCATACGTATGCTTCGCAAGATATGTTTGATCCAGATGATAAGATATCAGGTGGACAAGGATTTATCTATGCTAGTTCTATAGTTGTAGCTATGAAAAAACTAAAACTAAAAGAAGATGAAGACGGTAATAAAGTAAGTGATGTACGTGGTATTAGAGCGGCTTGTAAAGTAATGAAAACAAGATATGCTAAACCTTTTGAAGGCGTACAGGTTAAGATTCCATATGAAAGAGGTATGGATCCTTACAGTGGACTTGTTGACTTGTTTGAAAAACAAGGATTACTTGTTAAAGATGGAAATAGGCTAAAATATATTGATAACAAAGGCGAAGAGCATAAAGAATATCGCAAGAACTGGACAGGTGAAATGTTAGATATGATTATGTCTAATTTAAACGCCAATGTTGATTCTGTGGTAAATACCAAGGTCGAAGAACCAGCTGAAACAGAATAGGAGCAACAATGGAATCAAGTATGATAGTCGATATTTGGAACACATTTAAAGAAAGTATCGAGAAAAAACATATTGAAACAGTAGCAGAAAGATATGTAGATGTTTGTGCCGACTTTGGTACAGATGATACTGCCTTTAGAGATGCTATGGGAAATTGTGATCATTTAGATGCGGCAATTTCATATTACTTAGATATGGAAGACCCTGAAGATTATGATGAAGATGACCCAGAAAATTGGGACGACTAAATGGGTTACTACTCCGATGTAGCAAGAGATATTAGCAAGATACCTGATGCTATCCAACACTTTGAAACAGAGTTAAGCGCCGCAAGAGTTGAGACAAAGCTCAAAGGCAACGTAGAACGTGCGGCGGCTGAACTTCCGGGTATTGTAGAACATCGATTCCAACAACTTCAAGAAATTGAAGCAATTTTAAATTATTTAAATATTGAATTGCGTAGATTGCGTAGCACATATTTTAAAAAATATTTAGAAAACTACCAAAGAGCTCTTTCCAGCAGAGATGTTGAAAAATATGTTGATGGAGAAGCTGATGTAGTAGACTACGAAAAGATCATTAACGAATTTGCTCTTCTAAGAAATAAATGGCTCGGCTTGCTTAAAGGACTTGACCAAAAACAATGGCAGATCACCAATGTAGTTAAGTTAAGAGTAGCAGGCATGGAAGATGCGTCATTATAAGTTCCAAGTTCCAGAAAACAGCAGAAAATTAAGAGGACAACTTTTTACATACCTTTATAGGCTTTGTGATGTAAAAACAATTAGTGGTCCTGAAGATATAGAGAAAGACAGATATCTAGCATTTAGTCATCCTTTTGATGATTGGATATTTGACTACATTGTTAAAAATAAAGACTTAAATTTTTTCCATATTGATAACGGATATATAGGTAATCATCGGCATAAGACGCCTTGGCACTATAGAATAAGTTATAATTCTTTACAAAATACAAAAGTTAAAAAAGTATCAAGTAGTAGAATTAATCTACTTGAAATTGATGATAAACTTTGGTCTGATGATTGGAATCTAGATGGAGATTACAACCTGATTGTGCTACCTAACCAGTCCAATATATTTAAATACTTAGGAGAAGATTATGATACATGGAAAAGACAAACATTGGATCATTATCAATCATTAGAAGTGCCTTGTAAGGTAAGAGAAAAACAGGGTAAACGTAGAAAAAGATATGAAGAAATTTTACCTATGATGAGCAAAGCAAAAAAGGTTATTACATATCACAGCATGGCGGCTGTTGAAGCATTGTGTTTAGGAAAACCAATTGAGATACTAGGACAAAGTGCTGTACAACACTGGCAAAACAAAACAAATTTTGACAGAAAGGAAATGTTAGAACACATAGCATGGAGTCAATTCAATAGAGATGAATACACTAACGGCACAGCGTGGGACCTAACATTTGAGTATCAGGTTAATAAATGAGTTATGTAGAATTAGATGGTTGGAGAACTATACCTCAAGACATTTGTCTTAAAAGTGCGAAAAAACAAGGCAATGGAAAAATTGAGGAATATCAAAATTGGGAACTACAAACTGCGATTTCGCATTGTGCTAAACTTAGAATAGCAGTTGATATAGGAGCTCACGTTGGAATAACTTCTTTTAGACTGAGCCAATCATTTGAACATGTTCACGCTTTTGAAGTAAACACAAAACTTTTACCGTGCTTATTATACAACCTAGACATGAAGAAAGTTTTGAATGTTACCACTCATCCTGTTGGTCTTGGTGACACTGAAAAAGATGTGGATATTATTGAAACACATAAAAGTTTTAGCACACATATAGATCCTAATGCTACTAAAGGAAAGTACAAAGTCAAGACATTAGATTCTTTTAATCTTCAAAACGTAGACTTTATTAAAATAGACGCAGAAGGATACGAGCCTTTAATTGCCAAAGGAGCGTTAGAAACCATACAAAGATGTAGACCAATAATTCTTTATGAAAGAAAAGATCACCCTGCCAGGTATGGATTTGAAAGAGAAAGTATAAGAAGTGTGCTTATGGATATAGGATATAGAATGGTTAGAAAATTAGGCAAAGGCGAAAAGAATGCGGTACTAGCATATAGACCAGAAATGAGTCGCGATGTTTGAACTTCCTAAACTACTTGGACATAATGTTCCAGATAAAGCTAAAGATATAATATTTTTTAGTTGTGATTATGACTACTTTGATAGACATGGATACGCACTCGCACAAAGTATAAACAGAACTATAGGTTGGATACACGTACATTGTCATATAATAAACGAAGGCAATATGAATCAAAAAGTATTAGATCAGTTAACTTTACATCATCCATTTACATATTCGTATGAAAACGTAGATAAAGAATTATACAGCAATCTAAAGAAAAATCATAAAAGGATGAAAGAAGGTCAAGATATATTTAAGACAGGTGACCTTGATTACATTGCTAGACGAACATATCTAGCAAGTGCTAGGTTCATGAGACTGTACGAAATATTTCAAAAAGAAGACCAACATATATTTCAACTAGATTGTGATACAGTATTAAGAAACGGTTTTCATCAAAGGGACTTTAGGCAAATAGCAGAAAATGTTGCTGTCATGCCTAAACCAAAAGATCCTGGAATCTTTATAGCAAGTGCTTTGTGTTTAGGCTTAGGTGATAAAGGAATAAGATTTAGAAAACTTTTTAGCAATAATATGATTGTGGCATTTACAAAAGAAATTTATTGGTTTGTTGATCAAGATGTTTTAAGAGATACTATGACAGAATGGGCTAACATGGGTGAAACATTTGAGTACATTCCTTACCAATGGAATGCTTGGGGGCAAAAGAGATATGATATTTTTTCAACAGGCAAGGGTAATAAAAAGAATGATAGAAGATTCAAGGCGGCTCAACTAAATTGGCTTCCTGAACATTGGAAAGAGATAATTAAAAAAGAAGTTTTAAATTTACCATAGAATATGATCGATGAAATAGAAAGTCCTTGTATAAATGTATGTACCATGGACCCAGATAGTGGATTATGTTTAGGTTGTAGCAGGACAGGAGATGAAATAGAAAAATGGGGAGATCCTAATACAACTAATGAATGGAAAATAAAAAATTTAAAAGAATTGGAAACAAGATGACACAAGGTTTTATAATCTATTTGCCAGACTATCCTGATAGTGTAGCAATGGCTAGTAGAGCTATGGAAAGTGCTAAAAAGTTTGATTGGAATGTACAACTATACGAAGGTGTAAATGGGA